GGAATAGAAAAAATAACTATTAAACAATCATGGATATCATAATCATCTACATAATTAGGAAGAGCTTGAATTGTTGAGTAAAATGTATCAAAACTCACATCTCGATAGTTTCTAAGAACTAGATACAAACAATCTTCTTCTTTTGTAATTCCTTCATGATTTAAATAAGCATTTAAAAACCTTGTTTTATGTTGTGGCCTATTATACTTATCACGAATATCACAATCAAATAGATTCTTTGAAATTTCTAGCAATGGAAACAAGAAAGTTGCTGTTCTGGTAAATTTTACATCACTCATGGTTCTAGATATATTACTCCATCATTTAGATAATACTCCATAGGATAATCCCAAGCATCATTTTCGACGGCATAGTTAAACCGTTCTATTGCTTGCTCAAGACCTTCATATCTTCTACCATTTGACAATGGACCACCGTACATGCCGATTTGCTCTACATCATGTCCTACAATAAATATCATAGGATTATTGGTAAGATTCTTTTCAACGACTATGTAGTGGAAATTATCCACTGAATAACCTTTGTCGATTAAATCCATAACCTTTGGATGTTGATACAAACCATGACGATAAGTAGCTGCTTGAAAATCATATCTTAATGACCAGAAATCACTTTGAAAACTATTGACAGTTTTACCCGTAGTCTTAAAGTCAATCGGAATGATTACTTTGTTGTAATGATCAATCACGACTCTGTCTAGCTCACCTTTCATCTCTACACCAAGAAATTCAAATTCGATAATAGGCTTGTCCCAGAACTCTAAATTCTTAGGGTCAAGTTTCTTATCAGTAAACTTTTTAGTATACTTATCAGATTTAAGCGCCATAACAGCATTACGAGCTAAAGCATACTCAGAGTCAGTAATCATCATTTTGTTCTTGCTTTTAACAAGCAGGTCAAAATACGCACTACCTTGTTCGATTACTTTGTCTACTCTTGTTTGATCTTTCCAGTTACCTTGATAGTTTTGATACTTACAATGATCTAACACAATAGATTCATGCTGAGTCAAATCAAATTCTACAGAAATCTCACAAGCCATATAATCTAAGGCTTCGTAAACATCTCTAATAATAGCTTTGATTGTGTCAGAACAAGAATCTGAGTCAGGAACTTTGTGAAATTTACTTTCAAACTCTTCGTAAGTACCTGTTAGCATTATATCAACGGCAGTACCAAAGATAAAATGATCCTCAGTTGTTGTATCATTTCTTTTGTACCTGGCTTGTTCGCCTAGAAACGATTTTGGGCTTACTAGTATCTTCTTTAATAAGCTTTGGTTGAGTTTGTCTATTTGTGCATACTCCATTTGATTTAATTGTTTTTAAGTTATAAACTAATTTTCTGTCTTTTAGATTAGCGACAGGAATAAACTCATAAGTAGTTCTTTGTAAATACTCGACAGTATCATCAGGAAGGATTCCCTTCTTAATTAATACATCGTCTAAGCATTTAAGCCAGATTAATGCTAGGTTGCCAATATCCCAATTAGGTTTATAACCTTCAGGAGCAGGTTTCCATTGCACTACTCGTTTATTCGTTTCCTTATCCATAACCATTTTCATGTTCCCAAAATTTAAAGGAGCATATACCGTTAGCTTTGTCTCTATCGGTCCTTGAATAGTTAAATTCGGAGGAATGTGTTTTTCGATATACCCGTGCATAGCTGCTACGAGAGCAGCTCTTGTTGTGTAATGCGCAGATGCATGGATTTTATTGTAACCAATTTTAATCCATACAGATTTACTTTGCGGTATGTGCGTAATAAATTCTGGAAATTCTAATTTTAATGCACTTACCATAAGATTTAATTTAGAGCCATTTAACTTCTGAAGTAGCTTGAACTTCTTCTACTACCTGAATAACTTCAGGAGTGAAATCTTTTTGAATTTCATAAAGATAATTACTATTTAGAAATTTCAAATATTCTTCGTTAAGAGTCAAAGTCTTTACTTTAAAACAATCTGTACCGTGAGAAACTTGGTCAGAATACTTAGAAAGAATAATATTTACCATATCAACAGTAAGTACTTTCTTCTTTAATAAGCTGCGAATCATTTCGTCAATACTAGTACTAAAGTAATTTTTGTCTTTTTGCAAATAGCTCAATAAGCTCTTAAAATTCACATGTGTTCGAGCATTATTACTTCTCATAGTATTATAGTACTCATGAAATAGCATTTCTAAATACAACAAGCTTTCTGTGTAGTTGCAATTTGACATAATCTCCATAGCCAACACATGATTGTCTGTATCGGAGCTTTTAAACATACTTGAAATCTGCTCAAAAACTTCTTCATTAATAACCACTGCATCATTACCGTTAAGTTTATCTAACAAACAACTCTCGTGGATTAAAATTTTAGAAGAAACTATATCATACAAATCTTTATACTCATTAAGCAATTCCAAAACATGCTTAGAATCTCTATTTTGATCTGCTATTGACCCAGGATTTATTTGAAAGTTTTTATACAATGGAAAACCTTCATCGCCTATAATACGAGAAGCCCTATAGTCCATTACTACTGTTGGCTCTTTGTATTCTTCTAAAGTACGAGTAAGCACTGCGTAGTCATAAGAATCTAATTTAGTAACACAAGCCTGAATAAAGTTTTTTATATCTTCAATCTTGAGTGTATATTTCCATGTATAATTCGACATTTTATGAAATGTTGAATCACCTGCAAAAATTACATCTGCCTCATTAGGATCTCTAACAACTTTGATGTTATAGTTAATGGCTAAGTCTTTTAACTTAATTCTAGGAATATTCACACCTGGCATAAAATACAGCTTATCTCCAATCTGTGGAGTATAACCGTCTTTATTAATTGTCAAATGTGCATTTTTATCTAGATAAATTTGAGGGCCCATGTCGATACTAACACTGTGTACAGTGCTACCATCATAATTAGCCTCAATATCTACGTGCAATAATGTATTATACATAAGTTCTAATTATTTAATTACCATTTTAGCTACTTTTGGATTAAGTAGCATCTTACTAAATTTAGGCTTGTTCCCATTGGTCAACTCTTTGACAATATAATAGCTCAAATCATCTGTAAACGAAGTGCAATCAGTAGTCAGCTTAATCAAGCGATTGATTACATCTTGAGATACAGACTTCGTTTCCGCTTCACGTAGCGCATAGTTAATCAAACGAGTTGATACTACACTAGAGATATCCGCACGGAACTCATCGTCTTCGCCGATCATAGAACGCAAAGCACCTACTACATAAGCTTCGTCCTTGGTCAAGATATCCTCAGGAGAAATAATTCTATCTAGCTTATTGTTAATAAACATAGTAAACATAGAACTAAAGTCACCGCCAACAGAACCCTCGCCGATCATTTGAATCAACGGCAACTCTTCGTTAAACTTCTCAATAGAACTAATAGAATTAAAGAAAGTAGTTACTGCACGAGGATTAACCTTTTGCGTTACTAACTCAGGATGCATCAACAAGAAGTTAATACAACGACCGTCAATCTTAACGTTTTCTGCCCAACGAGCCCATACTCTTTCGTCAAACTTAAGTTCAACAGAAATAAAACGAGTCTGCTGCGCTACGTCTAAGCTAGTTACATTATAGTCACCGTTGTCAGGATTAGTAGTCAAAACTACATGCCAGTTCTTAGGCAACTTCCATGATACATATTCTTGTCTGTCACAGATTTCCATTACTGCTTGCATAAAGCGGTGCATTATTGTTAACTCATAGGCTCTTTATCCTATGATTCTGTAGTTTTTTTTTAGATTATATCTACAGTTCAGACTATATCATCACATATTTCTATGTGTTCTGCGCTCTTGGTATTTTACTGCCTGTTCTAGGCTCCATATACTAGTCGTTGCACCTTCCTTATATCCCTATAAGGCTTGGCTCAGGATTGTCCATCTCTGGAGTTTCCCTGAATTCACAGAATTTATTGCGGACCACCCGCTTTATGCTTTTTTCCATCTATAACCACCAGCAGTTAAGTTTTTAGATATTGCTCTATTAATATTAGAGACACTAAGTTCTTTAGTTGCTTGAGTTATAGACTCCCATTTTTTGATAAAAAGATTATCATTAGTATATTGTAATACTGGTTCCAACTTATATTTTTTATCTCTAGAAAAAACTAGATCCACTTTATTATAAGCCCAAACATAACTCCCAGCAGAAGTTTGTTTTCCATTACATACTGCTTTTATACTATTAACACTTTTAGCATTAATAGATTTAGCAGCAGCTGTAAGAGAATCAAAACTTTCTAAATACTCACCTTTATCAAGTGAATATTTATGTACTGTTTTAAGATTATGAGGTTTTAGACCATTTGCGTAAGCATTTTTTAATCCACTACTTATCCTATTTTTATACACCTGATCTCTTATTATTTTTTGAGGATCTAGTATATGATTTATATATGGATTAAGTGTATTAATATAATGAGCTTCTCTTTCTATTAATATATCATCAATGCATTCTTCTACAACTTCAAAGTAAATTTCATCTTTACCGTATTTATTGTATAAGTTTTGCATTGTTCTATTATGATGCTTTAAATTTTCAAGAGACCACAAGTGGTGTTTTAATCTTTGGCCAATATTACAAGAGCTACCAATGTACTCTTTATCATTAATTTTAATTTTGTAGACTCCTTTACACTTTAATGCTGCCGTAAGAGTTTGTGTATTTAATTTTTCCATATCATAAAGATAATTAAATTATCTACACTAACACTAATAGACTGCATATTTTGTTAATCCGCACGAGTAAAGTCATCTAAAATCAAAAACCCGCCTTCGCCCTTACCTTGAATCCATTTAGGCGCAGCATGAGTCATTCGCTTATCTGTTACTCGATATCCTTTAGAAGTCGCTGTGTCAATTTCTTGCTCAGTAATCCATAGAGTTTTACCTTCAGCGTTTTTAACTTGAAATTCTTTAACAGGAAAACCTATTAAGTCACCAAGCTCTTCTAGCTGAGATAAATTCAATTTTACAACAGGGATATTTAATTCTTCACCTAATTGCAAGATTGCAGAGGTTTTGCCGAGACCAGCATCACCTGAAATATTCACAGTCACAGGAACTTTACCTTGTGATTGAATATATTGATTATTTCTAACCATGTGGCCCATGAAACCTTTCAGCTCATCGACATTCAATTGTACATTACTCATTTAATAAATTTTTTAAATTTCTAATTTAATTACTTGCCCAGGCAAAGATTCATTGAGATAAGACCGCTCGGATAAAACCCATAAGATTTTCTTAGAAGGCTTAAGACTAGTATTACATTCACCGTCGGTAAAATATACTAGACTAGTATATTCTCTGTGTTCCATGTAATATTTTAACACAGGATCAAAATCAGTACCTCCACGGCCCGTAACACTATACTCTTTGTCTTTTGGCTTGTACGGCTCAACAGATGTAATATTGGTATCACACTGAATAATTGTGATATCTACACCTGCTTTATGAATATGATAAATCTCATTCATAAATTCTTGCAGTTCTTGATTGCTCACAGACCCAGAAGTGTCAATAGCTAACAGCATTTTCTGACGCATCTTGATTTTAATACCAGGATTATCAGAAAATCTTACGTTCTCTTTACGCTGACTCTTCTTAGTAAATATCTTCGTGCTAATTCCAGTAAACCTGCGAATATAAGCACGCCAATTAAACTTAGGAGGCACAATCTCATCAAGCACTAATACTCCTTCAATCTCTCCAGGAACGTGGCCACGAGTCTTTCGTGTTTGCTCAGCTGCTCCGTTTAAGATTCTTTGTATTTGCTTGTCAATGAGTTTTTGCTCTGCTTCAGATAAATCTTTGAAATCTTCCCAAGTACCGTGATTGCAAGGATCTTCTCCTGCTTCTAATTGATCTAAGAGTTTATCCATCGGCTTACTACCACAGCTACCTGTCTGTTGTTTCTTATCTTGAGCTTGTTTAAGCTTATCGTAGTAATATCTACAACCTGCTTTAAGATCAAGATTTAGTTCAGGGTAATCTTCTATCTTAATCCCACCTTCAGGAAGGTAACTAGGATCGATATATTGATTTATCTCCATATCCATTGCAACATTGGCTAGTCTTCTATCTTCAAACTTAAAGTAGATAGACAAATGCCCAAAAGCAATATGAAGCAGTTCATGCTTTAGCAAACCTAACTTATGGTCCTCAGATAAACTTTCCCAAAATGTAGGGCTTATCACGAGTTGATAATTGATATGTTGCTTACTTACACCAGCGGTTGGAATTTTATCATTCCAAACCTTATTTAACATAATTAAAAAGAACCCGTAATAGGGCTCTTTCAACATTAAATCTTTACTGGTTTTACTTAGTGAATCGGCTCTATTCATAGTTCTTCTATTTTGTTTTTAACGATTCTTACTGCTTCTTCTTTGCCACTGTGTTTTACTAAGTCACTAAAATCTGTGACGCCTAGCAACTCAGGCACAAAGAAATGCGGTATTTGAAACTTTTCAGTAAAGCTAATTGATAGCTTTTTGCCTGCTGCATCATTGTCAAACAGGCAGATTACTTTTTTAAACCTTGTTTTATACTCATCCATTACAGAGTCTTTCATTGTAACACTCTCGGATTGCAAACCTACAGCTGAGATTTCCATACAATCATGGATACTCATTACATCTTTTAGAGATTTAGTAATAATTAATAATTCACCTTCTGCAACTAATTGCATGTAACCTTGGTGCACAGAATAATCTGCATTATTAATCCACTTTTTGATTTTCTGTTCAAAAGGCTGATAAATCTTATAACTAACTCGATTATCTTTTTCCTCTACATATGCATAAGCATATTCATGTGTTTTAACAGCAGTGTCATTATAGAATATATGACTAATTGCATGCACATTAAACTTTTCAAGAGTAGATCTTTTAACACCAAAGGAAGACCAGAACTTTTTATCTCTTACTTCCCAAGGTCTAGACTTAATGCCTAAATCAACTCTATCTTTCTCTATTATTCTAGTGTAATTTACTGTTTGCTTTACAGCGTCAACGCTAAACGTGGAAAGACCTAAATCAAATGTGATCTTTCTCAGTGCTTCAGGGTAATTTAAGTTATACATCTTCATCACCAATACCACAAAGTCTCCACAGTCTCCTGTTGCAAAATCCTTAAACATTAGAATATTTCTTTCCATTTTGTGAAAATACAAAGCAAACGATGGAATATTATCCTCACGAAGAGGACTATGATATACGCCTAAAGTTTTAATATCTTCACCTAAATAAAACGAATAGATTTCTTCCTGAGTGAGATACTTTAAGATATCTTCTCGAGTAATCTGACTATTAAATGCAATTGAATTTAAGTTTATGTCTTTCATAAAACAAAAGGAGAGGGATTAGACCCTCTCCTGTAAATTTAATCAGTAATTGATCACCAATCGTCTCCTGCTATTAAAGTAGTGCTGCTTCCAGATGGCGTAGAAGAGAAATTATCTTTCTCAATACGGTCCATAGCATCGATATTACCTGCTTTCAAACGAGTCTCAGCAATATCAACACTCATCGGCTCCATAAAGGGTACCCAAGAACGAGGTTGAATATATTGCTTTACAGATTGCGTAGAACCGTAGTTAGCAAACACACGGAACTTTACACCTGAAGCAAGACCATCACGAATGATTTTCATACAACCGTCTAATAAACCATTAGCAGAATCAAATCCTGTAAGAAACTGATAGTTGCTACCATAGATAGCATGGATAACATGCTTTAGGATTTTACCTTGTTTTTGCACTAGCTCTTCAACAGTAGCATAATCAGTAGCCTTATCAACATACCAGAAACTCATATTACAAGCACCACCTTTTGAATCAGTGAATGTTAGTTTGTAATCAGGAGAATTAGGTTTGTCCTCTGGCTTTTTCTTAGCCACAGCTACTACTACATCTTCTGCTACGCCAGCTTTTCCATTGTTGAAAATTGCTGCTCCTTCTTTAGCGTCAAACGCGCTGTCATTTAAATTAAACATATTTATTTTTTATTTTAAAATTAATTACCAAACTCCGTCTTCATCTGCTGATTCTTCTACAACAACATCTTCTGTTGGAGTTACTACTGCTTCTTCATACACATTTCCACCTTCAGGTACTTCAGGAAGAGAATCTAAATCAGCTGTCAAATCTTCTTCATCAGAAATTTCTCCAAATTGAGTAGTAACAAATACAGGTGCTTCAGTTACTGTCATAGTAAGCAATTCAAATACACCTGGGTATTCACATGCTGTAAATAAAAAGTGATTTTCTACTTCAGTATTTAAACCTAAACGCTTTGCGATAAACTCAAACGTTCTCTTATCGCTAAGAGTACAAGTCTTTGTTAACGCAAAACCTGCTTTATCAGCTGCTTTACGAATAAAAATATGTCGTCCATCAGCAGAAAAACCAAATGATACACGGTCTTCACCTTCAATTTCTAATAAGCTTTGTGAAGCTTTGTTAAACGTAAACTTACGACCACCACCTGCTTTTACTAAAGCTGACATTGTTAATACAGGAGCTGTAAATTGCTCCTCTTTTCTTTTTCTTTGTGCGGGAACTGCATCCCAAATTAAATCTTGCATTTTTGCTGTTTTAAATTAAATTGTATAATATTCACGAATTGCTTGGTTAATGTTTACCAAGTCATTATCTACTTGAGCGTCTTCGAACATCTCAAGTGGAGTTTTGCATGTATCCATACCCGAATTAAGAGTGCGGAATACATGTCTGTTAGGTTGTCCAGGTGTTTTAACAATCTCTGCGTATAAAACAATTGAACTGAACGACTCTGGCACAAAGCGCTCAAGCATCTTACCCTGTACACCAATACGCTCAGAAGCAAAACCTGCTTCGTCATAATGCGTCTCTGGGTGTGCAAATAAATAGATAATAATATCATCGCGAAGTCTATCGTTAATGATATTAATTAAATCATACTGAGCACTTGCCATTTTAGTCCATTTATCGAAACCTTTCTCGCCACGAAAACTCGGGCTCATAATAGCATCAGTCATAATTCTTGACCAAGTGTCTATTATAATGGTTTTGATATAAGGATTCTTGTGCGCTTTCTTAAGAGTCTCGATAACTACAGAGACATCAGATGTCTTTACATAGTTTTCTTTTTCTTCATTGTACTTAGCACTAAAATTCTTAAACGGAAGAGCTTTCTGATCCGTATTAATAATTAGCGTCTCATCTGGATTAAGATTCCTTAGAGACGTCGATTTACCTGTACCTGATTTACCAACCAGGAAACATAATTGACCCATAAAATGTTAATTTTGAATTGTTTACTTACATTAAAGATAAGGAATTTTAGCTTAAATCCCTAATTTCTTGCTTAACTTCTTCTGCTTTCTTAAACTTCTTTTTTTGCCATAGTTTACCTCTAAGATGTGGATGTTCTTCTTGTACTTTACGAGAAGCACGACCAAAACTATCCATATAAGGGATAATTCTGTTTTCCATATCTTTTAGTAGATCTTTAGCAGATTTAGAGAAGTCATAGTTTATCTCTATTAGATAGTGATAATACAATCTTTCATTAGAATCTCGCAATTCAGGATGAGCAGTAAGCTTTCCTTTCACCCATTGATACTTGTCTTTTACCATAACAAATAATAGCTATGAGTTTAAATTATTGTAATACTCGTCGATTTTCTTCAACTCTTCTGGTTTTCCAAATGCTTCATTAGCTGGTGGGAGTTGGTAATAGCCACCGTATTCCCCGATAAATAGAAAACTCACTAGAAGATTGACGTCACCGTCACGATTCTTACAGATTTTAGCCAACCTGTAACGATTTTTATACTTAGTAATATCATAGCCAAGACATTTATCTACGCCATAATAAAATGGAGAAGCAATGCCAATTGCAGTATTGCAATCTTCTGCTACGTTACCAGTATTTTTAATATCGCTCAACATTGGCATCCAATTGTCACTATCTCTGCGGTCCATTTGCTCTGAGCTACGATTAACTTGAGAAATGACTACAGGGCTGAAATTAAACATGTTTCTAAAGAATACAAGAGTTCTTGAGGCTTTATCTATTGCCTCCTTTAAATCTTTGTAACCTGTGTAATTTATCAGACCAATATGATCTATGACAATGAGGGTAATTAATCCAGGATTGTTAGGAATATATTCCACAATCAAACCTTCTTCATTCCTTATAACTTGACCGCGTTTTTCAGCATACGTTATAAGATCCTTGAAGAGAAAATCTGGATTCAGACTGCTACGATACTTGAGATACTTACTCTGAATTTCTTGCATCTTATCTTCGTAATCTTCGATAAGTTGCTTTACTTCAGGTGGTATTCTTTTATCGCCTTTTGATAAAATTTCATCAACAGATGTTAGTATTCCATGCTCACGCCAAATTAAACCAGCAATGTGCTTAGCTATTTGTTGCTCGGGTGGAATTTCTAAAGAATAATAAATGATTTCTAAATCATGAATATAATCAGGATTGTTTTGCAAGAACTCTACAGCGCCATACACATAAGTACTATTCACAAATGCAGTTTTACCCACAGACGTACCTGCAAAAATCAAATCATATCTACCTTGTTGAATATTCTTTATCTGTTTACTTAACGATGTAAAGCCATTAAACGGTATGCCAGTATTTAAACCACGCTCACCGCGCTCAATGCTTTGCTTTAACTTATCCCAATATCTTATTTTCACGTTCAGATTTATTAGTTATTATGTCTCTTACTGCCCAATAAAAGTTTATGTCTTCTACGTTATCTTCATGAAGATTATCTAGTACATCGTCGACTATAAGAATAGCTTCTCTATACACATTATAATACTCATCAGGATCAAACATGTCGATATAAACCTCAGCTTGTTGTTTCGGTGTCATCTTCTTCTCCTGCTATAATACCAAACTCATCACCTAAATGTCTTAACTGCTTTCCTAAATGTTTGCATATATTAACTAATGCTTCTTTTTCTAAACTGTCTAGCCATTTATCTTGAGTTTCTTCCGTACAATCTTCAAAACATGTAGGCTCTTTTTTTTCTTCATCTTCAAACTTTTCAAAGATGTATACTCCACTTAAGTTTCTCCTTTTCATTTTTTCTTAGTTAAATTATTAATTACATTTTCCCAATAATTTTTTAATTCTATGGGAGCAAGAGTCTTTACAGTCACTGCTGTATTTAAAGCTTCTATCTTTGCTTTTTCTAACCCATGTTGAGTACTTGCACTAACATATAGTGCGTCTGCTTTTTCTTTTGGTGTCATAATTAAATTACTTGAGTGTTCCAGTCTTGTCCTTCTGTTCCAAAATCATCAATAAATACTTCCCACATCTCCCACAAATTATTATTCATGACAGTTTCCATGTTAGGCAGAAATTGAAGTTTTGATGCAGATTTTTGTTTAGCTACAAAGGCTTCTATAGCTTTGATTGCTATTTGGTGTGCTTCGAGCGTTTTAACCCGCGTAAGATATTTCTTTTCATGTTTTTGATAAATTTGTGTATTCGCACCAGCACTTCGAAGAACCCTATTACCAATACGAATAGGATAACAAGAATAGAATTCCAGAAAATTAATATTGTCAGCACGAATACCCAGCAACTTTTCGACATGTTTCTTACTTATTAAAGTGTCTGTAAATTTAAGAGAATTATCAGTAGAATTCAAAATATAGGGAGTACCAAAGAGACTATTTCTTATAGAAATAGCCTCCTCAATTCCAAATATCTCTTTGATACTATCTAAATCCTTGTAATACAGAAGGTTTAATAAATACAACTGATTAGGCTGTAATTTCGATCGCTTCAGTAACGCTAGTGTCAGTGTCAGTTCCATGTGTATATAGTTTTAAAAAATCTTCTAAAGAACAATTTATTACTCTATCAAGATTAATTCCTTCAAGACGCTTACTCATCCAAACTTCTTCCTGACTACCAGGAGTATAAAGATTGATGATTATAGCTTCTTTATCAGGAGTTTTTCTAACCACACGACCCAATTGCTGAATGAAAGTACGCTTAGTACTAGTAGAGCCAGCAATGATAGCCAAAGAACAATCAGGTACATTAAAGCCTTCGTTGAGCGCTTGTACAGAACTTAGGAATCTAACCTTAGTTCTTTTGTCTTTGAATCTTTTGACTATTAGCTCTTGGTCTTTACGCTTGATTTTACTATGAAATGTCATGCAGATATCACCTAAGCAATCTTGTAAACTCTCAGCAAACTCAGTAGTCGCACTAAATATTAAACCGTTACGTCCAGGTAGTGCATCTATGATTTGCTTAGTAGCTAAGATTTTGTTAGAGTTATTCTGACAAATGTTCTTACGTTTTCTCATAGAGTTATAATAAGCACCTGCTTGACCTGCCAAAGCTTTATCAGAAGATTTCAAAAACGTATTAGCATTTCTAAAAGCCTGTCCGCCGTGGCCTAATTGCGCAGCAAAGTGTCTAAAAGCATTGTTAGCCTTATTATACTCTAATTGATCTGCAGCATCTAAACTCACAGGAATGTTATACACTACATAAGGAGCAATCCATTCGTTCTCTAATGCTTCATCTACAGTAATCTTATCAAACACTGTTAGGTGCTCTAAGATTACTTCATGAAAACCATCTTCACGTTCAAGAGTCGCCGTTAGGCCCATAACATAGTCACACGATACAGTCTGAAAAATCTTTCTAAAACTCTCTGCAGCATATCTATGTACCTCGTCAAGCACCAACATATCTACTTTATGCATATGTTTGATAGCCGTGTTGATAACCATAACTTCAGCAATCGTAACCTTGTTCTTCTTTAATTCTACTTCCCATTGTGATTTAAGCTCAACTGTAGGCACTACTACTAAACAAGAAGTTATTCCAGCTCTTGGAACCATACCCTTAATTGCCATTATGGCTGTGTATGTTTTACCAAAGCCCGTAGGATACTCAGCTATACCACAAAAATTATTCTCTCGCCATCTTTTCAATCCCAAGATCTGACGAGTTGTTCTGTCTATATTCATTCTAATAATTTTCTTAGTTTATAATTTACTATAGTTTTATATCCCGTAGGATGATTTGCAGATGGGATTACTAGAGGAACTGTCATAGGATATACTTTGTCTTCTATCCATTGTTTGTAATTTTCTAATACAACCTTTTCTACACGAGGATCTGCAGGCGTTTTAATAGCATGCAGTATAGTTGCGTGATTTTTGTTAAGTACTTTAGATATATCGTATCTGTTTAATCCTAATTCTAATAAATCAAGAATAATTCTTCTACGCATCTCTACTAAATAACAACTACGATTAAATCCAGTCTTTAGTAGATATTTTCTTAAAGGTTCTAAACTCTCAAGAATTTGAATCCTATGCTCTAGCTTAGTAAATTCTTTCTTTAACCTATCTAAATTCTCTGTAAAATCATCTTTCATTAATGTTTCCAATTTAAAGTTACACAAGGTTCTGCTCTAAGTTTAATAGTCTTACAGAATACATCACCTGCTTTTTCCATACAATCTTGCAATACTTTGCTCAACTCTTCACTTAGATCTTTTGGACATTCTACAATCCATTCGTCATGAACTACATTAGGCAGTAAGACCTTAAAGATTAGATTGTTTTTTTCTAAATACTCAAAGAAATAAATACCAGCAAGTTTAGTAATGTCGGCAGAAGTACCTTGAATAGGATAGTTAAGAGACATCCTTTCAATATCACCTTTCTTCATAAAATACTCACGTACTTTAGGCTTAAAATGACTAATAAATGTACTACTATTCCTTGACTTTTCCAACTTATAATCATCCCAAAACCCTTCAGTAGTATAGATTTCTTCATGCAATTTTTGATACTCGTCAAAGAACGGAATAAAGCATTTTCTGCCACTTACATTATTAAATTGAATGTAACCTAGACTCAATGCTCGAGCTTTCTCTTGCTTAAAGTAATTAGCTAATCCAGGAAATGCTTTAAAGTATGCTTTGTAAACTTCTTCACCTTCTTGCATAGAAATATTAAGATTCTGTGCAATAGTAATTCCCGTACCACCGTAGTTAATAGCAAAACCTGCACCCTTAGCGATTTGACGCTTATTCTTATGATTATCTTTAATCTCATCCAGAGTTAAATCACTGAGTTCAGGAAATATCTTAGAAGCAATAAAGCTATGCATGTCTCCTAGACCTTGCTGATAAAAAGCTAACAAGTCAGCATCTAATGATTTGTTAGCAAGTACAATCTGTTCTTGACCACTATAGTCGCTTACTAATAGTACGTTGCCTTGCTGTGCTTGAAAGCATCCACGAGTGCGATTATCAGAAGGTATATTTTGCATATTTGGCTTTTGAGGTACGCCCTGTTTAGGCTTACCTTTCTGACCACTAGACAATCTACCTGTGTTCATAATCTGCGTATAGTTGCTATGAATTCTACCTGTTACAGAGTTGATATAATCGAACCAATTATCACCATATGTACTTACTACTTTTTGATGCTCAGTATACTCTATGTACGTCGGAATAATAGGATGTTTCTTCTTCTGCGGTCCTAACACTTTCTTGTCTACAGAGTTCTTCATCAAACCTGTTTCCTTGTCTTTTGTCAGAGTATCGACTCCTAAAGATTTCATAAACTCTATTACTTGCAGAGAAGAAGACCAGTTTAACTTACATGTTATTCCTTCGTCAAACAAACTAAGTTGATTATCTATCCACTTAGCATATTTCTGAGGATTATCAAGAATAAACTTATCTAAGATTTCTTTTACAGCGTGTAAATCCCTAAGATCATCATCAACTTTAGCCTGCCAATCAATAGGATTCATATACATACCGCAGTGCTCTATGTAAGCAAGAACTCTTACAAACTTATTATCTAAGCTCATAGTCTTAAGTAAATTGTTTCCTTTTAGGGCAACTTCTTGCTTTCGTTTTACTTGATGTAAATACTTTACATCGTCAGCAGCATACTTGATCACTCTAGTGCTTAAGCCTTCACGGTGTATATTACCACGGATAGTTTTGTCTAATTCTATCTTGCAGTATTTATATACTACAGCGTCTAAAGATCTTCTTACAGTATCGAGACCTGTAGTTAATACACGTTCTGCTAAAAAAGTATCAAATACCTTTGTTGGTACTATCTTTTGATAGTACAAGAATCCTAAGTCAAACTTAGCATTGTGCATTATCAACTCTTTTTCTTCAAGAATTTTTTTATACAATTGTGGGCTTACAGTCAGACAATCTATCACGTATTGCTTTTCACCATCACCGAGCTGCATAGACAGCAGTTCTTTAGTGTAGGAGTCGAATCCTCTAGTTTCTGTGTCAAAGCCTATGACATCTAATGTATTTAGATATTCTAAAGACTCTTCAACAGTAGCCATAGAGTAGCCAACAGGCGTAAAAAATTCCTGTTGGCCAGTGACTAAATAAATCATCAAGAATTTAATTCTTTGGTTGCTAAATTAATGTACAATTTAGCACCTTGTTTTGTAGTATAAGTGGCAGCTTGTCCACTTTTCTTCTTTGCAATTCTCCATGGCGTATACCATGCTTTCTTCACTAATACAGTGTAAATAGAGTTTTCCTTTGACTCTTCAATTTTAAATTTTACCATTGTTATTGGTTTAAGTTATTAATATACTCTTTCATTGTGCAAAGATACTCAACAGGAGTATCCAATTCTAAATAGATTTCGTGGCCTTTGTCATTCTGACAATAAGCTTGATCGCCTTCGAGATAATAAAAATTAATCTCTTCGCTAAATACACCACGAATCTTTAAATCTTTGACTCTAATTCTAGAGTACTCTTCTAGTTCATCAATATTCATATTAAAAAATGTATCTAATAGTATTCCAAGGAATAATGCTATTATGTAATTGTTTAAATTCTTCAATATAACCTGCTTTCAGATTATATTTATATCTAACATTTTTTCCACCATAAGATGAAGTTTTCTCTTCTTGTATCTCAGGGGTCCAGAGTAAATCTTCGCCAGGTACATTATGTTCCAGATTATAATAATGCTTTTGCTCGTTATGAGTTAAGAATATTACTTCTGCTTTGACCATATCTTTGTATTCTACGTAATCATTCATCATATGAAATAACTCTTCATAATCTTCTTGCCAGCCGTCATAAATAACAACAGGTGAATAATTAACATGAATATCGTAACCTGACTCGATAAATGCGTCGATTGCTTTTATTCTATCTATTATCATGCTTGTATTAGGCTCTAGTATACTAGAAATCTTCTGTGGCATTAGACTAAAACGAATCCTAACCTTGTAGTCAGGATTATAAGTCAAGAAATTCACAGGAATGATTTTAGTAGCTAAAGTAGCTTTTGCTATGGGATGATTTTTGAAGAACTCAAAGATATTTTCCCAAGGATAATATTTAGAATGCAAAGCAAAGTCTTCATTGCACGCTAAGTCATATGTAATATATTTCTCATCTGTTTGATTTGGTTTCTCAACATCAGCATAGAAATATGCATGATTGTTAATACTTGTTAAAATGTCCCCAAAGTTCTTTGCTACAGACAATCCTTCAGGTTTATGTCTCTTCATATAACAATAAGAACATTTTAACAAACAACCATAACCAAACGACGGAGTAATATAATCTGATGATCGGCCCGAAGGCCGTATCACCATAGCTTTTCTGTTAACCTTTTCTATTAAGTTCATAAAGGCAAGTCTAATCCTACTTTGTCTATATGCTCTTGTGGCACTTCATATTCTGCCATAAGCTCCATCATTTTACCATTAGACATTCCTGTTAATACACTACTTTCGTCTATTAATAATTCGTGTTTGCCTTCAGAATCAGGCACACTAAATACATCAATAAAATAACCTAATGCATTGTCAAATCCGTATGCTACAGATTTTCCATTTTCTAATTTTTGTGTGTATCTACTCATCTTATTCTGATTTAAGTTTACGTTTATAATCTTCTATCTCCTTAGTATAGACGTATTCACAGTATTCTCTTTTGGATTCAGATACTGTACTGTCTTCTGCCCAATCATTGGGTGTGTCATATCGATACTTTTGCTTAGAATAAAAATGCTTGCCTTCAGATTTCCCAAAGGCAAGCACTAACAACCAGGCAATGACCAATAAACCTGATGTCAAGTTAATCATTCACAGGGTATTCGTTTTTATTGACTTTGGATGCAATAATTAACCCTTCTTGTACTACTTTATCTAATATTGCAGTATGCTGTGTGATACTAGTAGCCATTACATCATTCTTACCTACGTTATCAAGAATGGCCTTCTCAATATCGTTTTCAGGTATGAGTACAATCTTAGTTGTCCCATTCATTAGAATTTCTACTTTCATTACATAAAATATTTAAGTATTATTATTACTGATACACAAGTCAATATCACACCAAGTGATAGACCTATTTGTAGACCATTATAAAATGCTTGCGTTCTACATTTTTCTTGAAGTTCTTTCCTATATCGGATTTCTTCTTCTTGTACGCTATTCATGATTTATAAATTAAATGAATTAATACTATAAAGAAGATATCTTTTATCTTCTCAATTATTGTTTTACATTTTGCTTTCATACTACTTAAATTAGAATAGCCAACTTACAAAAAGTTGGCTATTTTACCTAAATTACAAAAAAAGACTGATTGAATGTTAAAACATTCGTACTTCGGGCGGGACTTGAACCCGCACGCTCAGCTGAGCAACAGATTTTAAGTCTGTCTTGTCTACCTTTCCAACACCGAAGCAATTGCCACTAGCCGTAGTGGCCACCTTACCTAACAACTAAACTTGAACTATTCATGGTACCTTTTCAGGTAGTAGTCAGGACAGGATTCGAACCTGTACAGTAGAACAATCGCTCATAGCGTTTAACCAATTTCGCCACCTGACTATCCTATCTGGGTTGCAGCAGATATTATCTTGAGTTAACCCATCTCATTCGTAGTTCTTCATAGTATCCTGATTCTTTAGAATACTTTTCAGCTACCCAAAGATAAGGAAAAGCTCCTACTAATTTAGCCCTATTACCATTATCTGCATTAAAATACAAATCATAAAGCCCTGTTTCAAAACTACTTGCTGTGCCGTTTTTATAGAATAAAAATCTAGCTTCATCATTATCTACATTCATAGCTTAAAGTTTAATTGTTATTATTGATCCTCCAAACTCTGCTACTATCATATCTTCAGTTCTTGTAATAATAGTACAGTTTTGTTTAAAACCTGAATACACTGTGATTTCAGGATCTTTTTGTGGCTCATTTCGAATGCTACTAGAGCTCAAAATGCTATTTAAGAAATCTATTGCTTCAAGTATTTCGCTTGGCTTTTCTTTATCAATATCATAATCTCCGCTTTTATATTCTTCTGCTGTTTCTGCAAGAGCAAATTCAGATAAAGGTTTATTGCGCATTTTATTATGATACTGTGCATAACAAGCAGCTTTAGATCTGCCAAGTTTTTTACTTGCAAATTCACAAGCATCTAGAAGATTATCTTCTGTTTGTAAATATGTTTCTATAAGGTGGGCTAATAGAGCATGCTCTTCCTTAGTCCAATTTTTAAACTTTGCCATTAGTAAGGGTTTATTCGGTTAATTGATTGAAAGTATTCTTCTCTGCGGGACTCTAGTTCCCAATCGTTTGTTATTGATTTATAGTTTATTATATCTTCTTCCAAACACAATACGTTAAAGAAATGAGTTATTAAGTCAGCTAATTCTTGATTAGAATTTACTCTATAATCTAACTCAACAGTTCTTATATAAAGTCCTATTTCATCTTGTCGTACTCTTGGTTTTTCAGAAATGTTATTGCTATTTTCCATTATTACGTTATTAAGGCTATTACATAAAAAAAAGAAAAAGTAGCCCTGAAGCCACTTTTCCTTTTTTTATAAGAACTAAACTTTGCTATTATTCACCCAAAGCGTCAGCAATGATTGAAGAATTACCTGCAGCTTTACGAGTTGTGTTTTCGAATTGGAAATGTTTTGCATCACCTGCTACAACAGTTGTACGTACATAAATGTACTTACCGTTGTGCATAATGAATTCGCCATCTTTCCCTGCCCTTTTGGCAGATTTCTCGAAGTTAGCAACTTCGTAAGCATTGCCTTCAGTAGTTTCATTGATTTGAATATTCAAAGAACGACTATCACCTGCCATACGAGCATCTACCATATCGATTTCCAATGTATCACCTTCTGCGATGTTACTTACATTAATACCGAAAAGCGTTTGCACATCTGTAGGTTCTGCAGTCAACCAAGCATAACGAGGCTTAGATTGATTAAAACGGTCGTCAGACTTATTCAACAATCCTAAGATGTTTGTAGGTGCTGTACCTGTTTCTACGATTTGAGAAAAGCAAAGTTGAACTTTACCATTTTTTACTCCTTTTGCTGATTCTAAAACAATTGATTTCATAATTTTCTTTTTAAAAGATAAATAAATATACACTAGTGCTCATTGGAGTTCAGACTTGTAAAGTCTATCATAATATAACTGAGCGATTATACTATGATTTGCAATGTGATCGTATTTTTCTTGCTGATGCTAACGATCATTGCTATTAAATAAAGAACTTGTAATAAATGCTGTTAAATCAAAAAAGCCAGTACTCTCTTTCGATTTCCTGGCTTTTTCTTCCCTAAAACAATGGGATTATAGTTTTTCTAATTCAAGATAGAATTTATCAAACTGCTTTGTTTCTTTGTTGTAAACCATTTCAATACTATACTCATCAGTAAAATCTAATGAAAGATTTACTGTTGTTGTAATTGAAGAATTAATTCCTACTATTTCTTCATTAGAATCTTCATCTACAAATTTAAAGTACAGCAGTTCGTTGTTGGGTATAATAACTTTACTTGTAGAATCATTGATAGCTGTTAATTTAGGCATCTCAATGTATTTCATACGAACTAAGTCATTTACTTTAAATACTTTGTACAAACTAATTTCAGAATAGTTAGTAGGAAGTATTACAGTTGTTTGTGCTATTACCTGTCCACAGAATAATAGCATCATTAAGATTAAAGTTTTCATAGTTAGTTAAATTTAGTTGCATACTCCATTGCTTTACTAGCGCAATGTACAGTAGCTGATGATTTGTCAAGATTTAAGGTTAAAGGAGCATGTTCTTTTGTGATATCCTTTACAGAATACTTTGTAATATCACTCTGCTCCATGATGTACATTAGATAAAACTTATCTAATAATTCCATCTCTTTGCCTTTCTGTTCGTCCAAATAAATTATGAGTGTAAATTCATCATCACAGTCTATTTTTATTTGATAAATTGAAGTTTCCATGTCTTATAGTTTTAAGGAATAAATATAAGAAAATAAGAAGCCCATAGAGAAACTCTACGGACTTCTTTCTGACTCTTAGAGTCGTGAGCTATTTCACTGTATTGAGGAAATAAAACTCGTACAAAGCATAATCGTACATTAATTAATGTTTGTTTTGCCATAACAACCATTACGGTTGAATAAGCGATTGAAAAATACCACACGTTGTGATTTTCTTTGATGCTTTTTGTAATTGAATCCTCTTCCAGGATCATTACTTGGTGCTGCACCGTGAGCCATAGTTGTAAAACTTGCACTCATTACCAATAATAGAACAATTGTTTTCATGATTATATAGTTTAAAAGATTTACAAAACAAAGAATCCCCACATTAAGCTATATAATGTGAGGATTCAACAGGTCTATAAGACCTAATTATCTTGTCACTGCAAGATAAGGTAGCGAGATTATCGCTAATAAAGACAGGGATATTATCCCTATTGGATGGCCAAAGATAGCCAAGGCTGTTAATCCCACAAATGCTAACATTTTCATAGCTTTGGATTTAAAATTAATACTAATGTACCCATTCCTGTGTAGCACACAAAACAAACATGCCATAATATATGGCCTTGTGTCATTACTCCATAAAGGCTAAACAAAGCCATTACAGAGCACAAAATTAATAAAGCTTTCATAATCTTCTGTGTTTACGATGTTTATAAAGTTCCTCGCTAACCCAATAGTTATATGCAAGGAAAAGAATTAAAGAACTTAATACACTTACAGCATATATAATATTAGTAGATGTATGAATAAATGCTATCATCATCCCGATGAGAACATATAGAGCTAGCACAAAATTTATGTAAGATTGTGCTAGCTCTGAGATTAAGAACTTTTTCATTTCTTAATTTTAATTGAATCCACTTCAAGTAACTGTCGAACTCGTTCCAAGGACATACCTTTTACTAGTTCTTCTGTTGTTACTTCAAACCAAGTATCTGCAATATGTTCCATACCATCATACTCGCCAATATAATATTCGCAACCATCAGGTATTTCAACAATTTCCAAGTCAGCAGAGCTACCATTGGCTTCTTCAATAAGTTCTTTGACTACTTGAATTAATATAGGATCATTACGGTGTTTAATATTCCATGCATCAAAATGATGATCATCTCCTACTATATATTTCTTATAGTAAGAATTTTCGTAGTCTGGATTTACAACAACAGGAATACCTAGCTTTTGTAAATACAACTCTATTGCTTTGTTAGATAATCCATATCCACCATAGCATTTGTTAATGATAATTTCCATTAGTTCAAAAGTTTAATGTTTAATATTCATTGTTAGTTCATCTTTGAGTAGAGAATGTAGAGTATCTTCTCCATGCTCCTCAATAATTTGTTGCAACTGCTCAGTCATTTCAACAATCCACTTAGCATATTGATTCATTCTGTTTAAATGATTCTGTGTGAATTTAAAACTATCAGTTGCTGTATTGTTATCAGCAAGTCTAGATAGTTTGCGACAAAAAGATTTCATATCTCTTGTTTCTACAACGATGTTTGACAGTTCTTCTTGGTTCATAATAGTTTAGTTTAAGGAATAAATAATCATTAATGAAAGTTGTCCCAAGGCATATGCCAAGTGACTTGATCTTTTGAAGGGTCAAATTTCTCGAAAGAAACATTAGCACATTTGAATACATTCTTATTAAATACTTTCTTTATAAGTTTAGCATACCACAATGGTGTTGTGTGTACTTTGTAGCCTTTAAACAAGTATTTAATCTTGATAGTAAGTAAACACAAACTATCTTCAGTGTGAATTGATTCATAATATCCACTGTAATTAGAAACAATAATTCTCATTGTATTTAGTATTAAGTGAAACAAAAGAATGAGCAGTTTGTCTACATGCTCAGGTATACGACGAATATCACGTCCTTTC